CGCCTTGAGTACAGCTTCTGTTAAGGCAATAGCTCAGCTTGTAATAGACAATGGCACAGAATACATTGCTGCTGCTGGAAACAACAAACTGTTCAAACTGGCTTCAGGAACGCTGAGTGAGCTCACCTACGGAGGCGGTGGTACTGCTCCCACAATCACAGACAGCAATTGGCAGATTGTTTCTTTAAACCAATGCCTGTATTTCTTCCAGACAGGGCATGACCCTCTGGTGTTTCAGCCTTTGGTTTCTACAACCACCTATCGGCGTATTAGCGAGATGACAGGCTATCTAGGCACAGCTCCACAGGCTAATGTGGCGCTTAGTGCCTATGGACGCTTGTGGGTGGCTGCTACCAGCTCAGACAAAACTGTTGTTGCTTTCTCTGACATATTGGCAGGGCAGGTTTGGACTACTGGCACATCTGGAACATTGGATGTGAGCACTGTGTGGCCTAACGGAGCCGATACCATAACAGGACTCGCAGCCCATAACGGCTTCCTGTTCATCTTTGGTCGTTCCACCATATTGGTCTATTCTGGTGCGCTTGCTCCTGCTTCTTTACAACTATCAGACACAGTTACAGGCATAGGCTGTATTGCAAGGGATACAATTCAAAACACTGGTTCTGATATTGTCTTCTTGTCAGATACGGGCGTGAGGAGCGTGCTCCGAACCATTCAAGAGAAAAGTGCTCCGTTCAGGGATTTAAGCAAGAATGTGCGTAATGACTTGATGAGTGCTGTAAATGGAGAAACTGCTGCAAACATCAAGAGCGTGTACAACCCCTTTGAAAGCTTCTACCTTCTAACTCTCCCTGTTCTATCCACTGTTTATTGCTTTGACACAAGGGGGTCGCTACAAGATGGAAGCAACCGTGTAACCACATGGGACGGGATAGCTCCTTCTTCTTTCTGCTTCTTACGCGATAGAAGCATGCTGATTGGTAAAGCTGGCTACATTGGTAAATACACAGGCTATACAGACAATGCCTCTTCCTACCGATTGCAATACTTTACCAACCACACCGACTTAGGACAGGCTTCTGTAACATCAGTATTGAAGAAGATTTCAGTGGTGGTGATTGGAGGAACAAACCAATATGTTTCAATGAAGTGGGGCTACGACTTCTCTAGTAATTATTATGCACAAACCGTACAAATACCTGCTCAAGGGGTTGACTATTACGGAGAAGCAGAGTATAATATAGCAGAATATAGTCCGGGAACATCTTTACAAACTCTAATAGCCTACCCAACAGGCAGTGGCAAGGTGATACAAACAGGCTACGAGAGTGAAATATCAGGGGCTGCTTTGAGCATCCAAAAGATTGAAATACAAGCTAAGAACGGAAAACTCGCATGACCGATTATGTAAAAAGCACAGCCTTTGCTTCCAAAGATGCTCTGTCCACAGGCAATCCATTAAAGATTGTCAAGGGCACTGAGATTGATACGGAGTTTAATAACATTGCTACGGCAGTGGCTACTAAATCAGATATTAATTCTCCTGCTTTCTCAGGAACTCCCACAGCTCCTACAGCCTCTGCTAACACAAGCAATACACAGATTGCAAGCACAGCGTTTGTACAAGCGGCAATAGCGCTTCTCTACCCAGTAGGCTCAATTTACACCAATGCCTCTGTAGCCACCAACCCCGGTACTTTGCTGGGCTTTGGTACTTGGACAGCCTTTGGTGCTGGTAGGGTGATGGTGGGCTTTAATTCTAGCAACGCTTTATTTGACACCGCTGAAGAAACTGGCGGTAGCGCAGATGCAATCACAGTCAGCCACACGCATACGGCGTCATCATCGGTCAGTGACCCGGGCCACGCCCACACCTATGAGCGCCCACAAGGACAGGTTGGATACACACAAGGCGGTAGTCAATCGGTTCCGTATCCACAATCAGTATCAACAAGCACCGCCTCAACAGGTATCACAGTCGCCACGACCGTTGCCTCAACAGGTTCCTCCGGCACCAACGCCAACTACCAGCCGTACATCACTGTCTATATGTGGAAACGCACCGCATAATGAACCAACTACACCACTTCTCAGAAGGCCTTTATGCAAAAGAGATGGAGCTAAAGGAAGGCTCTTTTGCTGTACAGCATAAACACACCTATGACCATCTTAGTATATTGGCTAAAGGCCGTGTGAGGGTGTTGTTTGATGGAGAGCTTAGCAAGGAATATGTTGCTCCTGCCTGTATTACAATTATTAAAGACATCAACCACGCTGTTTATGCTTTAGAAGACAGTGTTTGGTTTTGTATTCATGCTACTTCTGAGACAGATGTAGATCATATTGATAAAGTATTAATTAAGGAAGAGGTATAATATGCCAATGATGATCGCATCAGCAGGGGCTGGTTTAATAGGCAGTCTTATTAGTGGTAACTCCGCTAAGAAAGCAGCACAGGCATCTGCCGATGCTCAAATTAAAGCTGCTCAAATAGCAGCAGACGCACAACGGTTTCGTCCCGTAGGCGTTACCACTGCCTTTGGTAGTAGCAACTTTGGTACAGACGCTCAGGGCAACCTGACAAGCGCTGGCTACACCTTGTCTCCAGAGATGGCCCGTCAGCGAGACTTCCTGTTGCAACAAGCAGGTTCACAAGGGCTTGATCTAGCACAGCAAGCAGGTGTAGCAGGGCAGGGCTTGTTTAACCTCGGTCAAGGCTACCTCGCTCAATCTCCTGAAGCAGCAGCTCAGCAATATATGCAAAGGCAGCAAGCTGCTTTAGCTCCGGGGCAGGAACAAGCACTGGCTAATATTCGTAACCAACAGCAGCAACAAGGCAGGGCTGGTCTTGCCGTAGGCGCTACAATGGCTGGAGGCATGGGTGCTTCTAATCCAGAGCTACAGGCCTATTACAACAGCCTTGCACAGACCAACTTAGACCTTGCTGGTAGAGCACAGGCAGAGGGACGTGCTCAGACGCAGTTTGGTACCGGTTTACTAGGTAGCGGTATTGATATTACTAGCCAAGGCTACAACCCTTACAAAACACAGTTTGGCTTGGCTCAGGGCTTAGAAACTGCTGGTCAGGGGGCCTTAGATATTGGCAGTGCTTTAGGTGGTAGAGCTGCTACGGCAGGCGCTAATGTGGGACAAACATTGTTTAGAGGCGGCGTAGGCGCTGCTGATGCAATGCAGGCCGCTAATTCCTACAGCCCCTTTGGTGCTGCTCTTTCTGGCCTTGGGCAAAATAAACAGCTTACAGATGCTTTTGGAAGAATGTTTAGCCCTTCTGTTCAAGACCAAGGGTTTAGTTTAGGCCAAGGGCCTGCTTATGCTGGTAGCTACAACGATGGTTTATTTACCCCTAATCGTCAAGGAATGTAATCATGGCAGAACAAAGTTTATTCGGAATAACTCCTGAAGCGTTACAGGCAAGCCGTGCTGCGGCCTTGCAACAAGAAGCCCTTCAGTATGCCAAGCTTGACCCCTTTCAACGGGCCACGGCAGGCATCTACCAAGGAGCTAATCAGCTAGGTGGTGTTGTTGGTGGAATGCTTGGTGGACAAGACCCCGAGCTTATGCGTATTAAGCAACGCCAAAGCTTAATGCAAGAAATTAATTTAAGCGAGCCGTCTTCTATAAAGCAAGGCATTGAAGCAGCCATGAAAAGCAATGATTATGCTTTAGCTAACGAGTTAAACACTCGTTATCAAGCAAGTGTTAAAGCTGCTCTAGAAGCTAGGAGAACAGAATCTGAGATAGCTAAGAATTTACGGGAAAAAGAAGGTGCTGACCCTATTCAGCAAATTCTTCGTACAGGTAGGTTTACTCCTGCGTCTGTAGCCGATTATAAAGAAACTGGCGACCCGACAGTGTTAACACTAGTTGAAAAGCCCGGCAGCAAGGATACAATTAAAGAGGTTGGTACTGCTGTAGGGTCTGGAAAAGCTGTATATACTTTCCAAACAGCCGATGGTGTGCAGCAAATTACATTTGAAACAGGCCCCGATGGTAAGCAAGTTATGAAGCCGTATGTAGGCCCTGTAGATAGGACAACTGCTAAAGTTTCTGCTACTGCTTCAAATAAAGGAGCTGATGCAGGTGCTGAAGAAATTGCAAAACTTGACGCTAAACGACTTGCTGCTGCCGCTGTTTCTTCTGATAAAGCTTTGAACCAAGCAGGTGTTTTACAAACTCTTTTAAACACTCCTCAACCTATCTCAGGTTCAGGTGCTCCTGCACGAGTTGCAGCCCTCCGTGTATTTAGTACAATTGGATTAACAAGTCCAAAAGATACCGTAGCTTTACAAAATGCAGACACTTTTAATTCGCTTGCTGGCGAACGAGTGCTCTCATTCATTAAAGAATTGGGAACAAACCCAACTGACACTGATCGGGAATTTGCTAGGACAATTGGCCCTGCTTTGGAAAAAGGAACAAAAACTAATCAAGATTTAGTTACTTATTTATTAGGCAGAGCTAAAGACACTGTAAATGTAGCCGCTGACATGGAAAGACATTTTTACGAAAACAATTATAGTTTAAAAGGATTTAAATCTCCTTTAATGAAAAACTTAGAAAGCCCTCCTGCTTCCTCGTTAACTACAGAGCAGCTATTAAAAAGGCGTGAGCAATTACAAAAAGGAAAACCATAAGATGGCTACTACCCAAGAAGAATTAGAACAGATTGATAACGAATTAAAGAAACGAGGTGTTCCTGTTAGTTCTGCTTCAGTTTTGGCTCCTGAAGGAACAACGTTAGAAGAGTTTCAGAAAGCAGGCAAATCACTTTTAAAAGGTAGTGCTAAGGGGTTGGTAGATATTGTAGGTGGTTGGGGAAACCTCTATGATTATTTAAAACAAAGTAAAGACCCTTCTGCTTTGTCTTCACAGGGTATTCTTCGTGGCATCACTGCTTTGACAGGCGTTGACCCCATGAAAATAGAGGGCTATCCCGGAATGTATGAAATAGGACAGGCTGCAGGCCCCGCTGTTGCTTTGACGGCTATAAATCCAGCTATGGGCTTGTTTTCACCAACTGGCAGTCTTCAAAGAGCAACAGGAACTGCTGGTAGGTTGGCTTCTGAAGGAATCGTAGCTGCTGGAATGGGCTTGACGGCTCAATCCATTGCTCCTGACAGTATTTGGACACAGCTTGGCATACAAATGATTCCGGGAGTGGGGAAATCAGCGGCAGAAAGGGTTCAAGCAGCTCTTGTGCGACCTACTGGAACTGTTTCTCCAGAAGTTGCTGCTTTGCAACAAGTTGGTCGAATGACTCCCGGAGAAGCTACTGGAAGTCGTGTGCAACTTGCTACTGAATCACGAGTGGAAAAAGCTCCTTCTATTGAAGCAAAAGCAACTACCTTCCGTAAAGAGCAAGCGTTAGATGCAGAAACCTTTTTAACTTCTTTATTTGACCGTTCTGCTAGTAAAGCCATCACTGACCCTCAAGAAGCTACCGCTCGTTTAAGTGGTGCGTTTTTAAATTATGGTAAAACACTTGCAAATAAGCTGCGTACAGATGCAGGCAAGGACTTCTCTGCTGCTGAGAAATCAGGTGGCATTGTAGATTCACAGCCCATTGTTGCAAAGGTATTACAATTTAAATCTAATTTAAGCCCTTTGTCTCCTTCTGACATGGCTTTGGCTCCAAAACTTGATACAATTATAAATGAATTATTTATACCAGCTAAACCAGAAGTTGTAACACCTAGTTTAATTTTAGGTGCAGAAGGCACTCCTGCTTTTACAAATGTGCAAGCTGCTACACAAGCTGGCACTAAAGGTATTCCAATTCCTGAACTTAAAAAGGCTTTATCAGATTGGGGAAAAGCTGCTTATTCAGGAGAGTATACCCTTAATGGTTCTAATGTGTTTGAAGGAGTGGCTCCGGGACAAGCTAAGGGCATTGCTCGGGCTATTCTTAATGGATACAAAGAAGCTTTAGATGTTGCTATAGATCAAGGCATTCCCGGTGCTGACAAATTAAAGACAGCTAGGGATAACTTTTCAAACAATCTTAAACAGATTGATGAATTTGCAGAACGTCCAATTGTAAAAGCTTTTGGAAAACCTGTAAACCAACTTGTTCCTGAAGTGGATGTTATTCCTGTATTACAAAACATGCCACAAACACAGCGAAAACTGCTGTTTCAAATCATGGGGGAGCAAGCTCCTGAAGTGGCAGATACAATTCGTCTTCTCCAGTTTAATGAAGTTCTTAAAAGAGCACAAGATGCCGCAGGAGCTGCTTCAGCAGCCGACCCAGCATTTTCCATAAAAACAGCTCTTTCACAAATGAATTCTAAAACAGGAGATTTCTCTTTTCTTTTCCCTAACCCCGCAGATGCTGCACAGGCCTCAAAAGCAATGCAGTGGATGCAGAAAGTATTGCAATCAGAAAGCCCTTCCACTTTAGGAGCAACCGGAGGAGATGCTTATTCAATTACACGGGGCGTTGGTGGGGGTTCTCAAGCTGCTAACATAGCTAAAGAAATAGCTGTTGCTGTAAGAAACATGATAGCTAATCCTAATGCCTTTGCTAATGTTATTTTTGATAAAGATGCAGTTAATGCAATAATTGCCGTTCAAAATAAAACAACGCCTCAGAAAATGCTTGATACATTGTCTAACATAGGCAGGGCATCCGCTAAATCTGCTGTAAAAGCAGGCCCTCGGATGGCAACAGATCAGCCAGTTATGGAAGGGCAGGATAATCAAGCTGTTCCTTCTTCTGAACCTACTCTGGAAGAAATAAATCAAATACTAAAAAGCAGAGGCATAGAATGACCCAAGAATACGGACTAAAAAGCAAGGCTAACCTAGCCACGGTGCATCCAGACCTTCAGAGGGTGATGGAGGAGGCTATCAAAGAGGCTCCGTATGACTTCTCCATCACTGAAGGGCTTCGTAGCCTAGAGCGTCAGAAGCAGCTCTTTGCTGACAAGAAGAGCTCGACAATGAAGAGCCGTCATCTAACAGGGCATGCCGTGGATGTGGCAATCATCATTGATGGCAAGGCTAATTGGGAGATGGATAAATATAAGGAGTTGGCTACGCATGTTGAGGCAGTGGCTTCTTCCCTTGGTGTGGCTATCGAGTGCGGAGCCTTCTGGCAGCGCTTTCCCGATGGCCCTCACATAGAACTTGATAGGAATGTATATGCTTCTTGATGGACTACTAGGCGTAGCTGGAAAGCTAATTGACAAGCTAATTCCTGACCCCGCTGCTAAGGCACAGGCACAGATTGAGCTGGCTAAGATGGCTCAAGACGGTGAATTGGCTAAAATGGCTAATGAAACTAATCTGTACAAAGCAGAGCAGGACAACATTAGTGGTAGATGGAATGCCGACATGAACAGCGATAGCTGGCTGTCTAAGAACATCCGCCCAATGTCGTTAGTTGCTATTTTTATTGGTTATTTCCTATTTGCAATGATGAGTGCTTTCGGGTATGATGCTAAAGAGAGCTATGTTAACCTATTAGGTCAATGGGGTATGCTAATTATGTCTGCCTACTTCGGTGGTCGTACATTAGAGAAAATTATTGAAATGAAACAAAAGAAGGAGAATACAGATGCCACTAAGTAAAGGCAAAAGCAATAAAACAGTTAGCAAGAACATCTCTACAATGGTTAAGGAAGGCAAGCCCCAAAAGCAAGCCGTTGCCATAGCTCTCAGCGAAGCTGGTAGGAGCCTCCCCAAACGAGGTAGTCGAACAGCAACCTTTAAAGCTAATAAGAAATGAAAAAAGGCCACTAGCAAATCACTAGTGGCCTTTTTCGTTACAGCAAGATAATAGAAATTGTAATGAAACCTATGTGAATCATTATCATATTATTAGGCGGCTCTTCGAAGTTGGGCTCCTTTTCTGTTTCCGTCAAATACACAACATCGTGCTCTATGCCGAACACAAGGCCGCTAATCCACACATAGTCAAATATCATGTTGTTCTTTCATTATTTCATTTCTTGTTTTTGTCCATGAACCCTTATGGAAAATAACTTCTGAACATGGTTCTTTTAAAACCTGTTCTGCTTTGGTAATAAACTTAGGTAAGTTGTCCATAGACATAACCGCATGAGCAACCTCCAGTTTACCAGCCACGGCTCTTGCCCAATAATACGGCCCCGAAGGGCCTATCCATCCTTTAGAAAGTTTATTAAAATAAACTATCATATTTCACAAGCGCCAGCCGTGCAAGCAAGCATCTGAGCTCCTTCAACATTGTCCGTATTCTCTATAAACGAAGCCCAGTTAATGCTTTTAGGCATCGCT